ATGGAATTTACAGTTAAAGAATTAGTTCCTTATCTTGAGATTAGACAACAAAACATAGATAAAGCATTAAAAAAATGCCTCTATAAACTTAAAGAAGTAGAAGGCTCTACAAAAAAAGTAAAGCATTATAAGTTTGAAGATTTACCAGAAAGGTATCAGAGAAAACTTAGAAGTAAAGGTGTTGTTCCAGAAGATGAAGTGAAAGAAGTTACTAACATTTCAAAAGCAAATTTTACTGGAACTTATATTTTAGCATCTCCAGATAAGAGAATAAAAGCAGAACAGAAATGTGGACTTATTAAACTTTATAAAAAGAGAGATGATGATTTAAACCAGCAGCAATGGCTTGATGAAATACTAAGAAGTAGTTTAGATTTTGATGCACTTGGAAAAGTAACATTAAAACAATTAAATGACTGGCTTAGAAAATATAATGAAACAGAAGCAGCTGGTGGAAATGTTGTTGAATGTTTTATTGATAAAAGAGGTGCAAAAGCTGGAGCTGGGATTAAGTGTATGAGTGATGATATGAAGAAAGTAGCTGAAGCATACTTCTTAAAAGATACATTTATAACTATTACTGAAGTTCATCTAAATATGTTAGAAACATTTGGTGAGCTAATGCCTAGTTATGATGTTCTTAATAATTATTATAAAGAGTGGAAAGTAACTAACCCATTGCTTTATGATTTTGCACAGTCTCCAGATGATGCAAAGAATAAACATAAACCAGCAATTGGAAGAGCTGATGAAAAAGCTAAGTATAGAAATCATTATTGGGAGCTTGACTCAACACCAGCAGATATCATTTGTGCTGATGGGAAGAGATACTCAATTATGGCTGCTCTTGATATTTATAGTAGAAGAGTAGTTTTTCATGTATCAGAAACTTCAAGTGCTTACAGTATTGCACAGCTACTAAGAAAAGCTATTTTAACTCTTGGTATTCCAAAGAATGTAGTTATTGACAATGGTAAGGATTATACATCAAATCACTTTATGAGTATTTGTTATAACTTGGGAATCAATCCTATTAAAGTTCCTCCTTTCTCTGGTGAGAAAAAACCTCATGTTGAGAGAGTTTTTGGAAGGCTATCAAGAGAACTATTTATGCAAGTAGCTGGATATGTTGGAAGCAATGTATCTCAAAAGGCTCAAATCCAAGCAAGACAATCATTTGCTCATAAGATCAATTCAATCCAAAGATGGAGAGAAGAGTTAAAGTCTAAAAGCAATGAAGAGAAAAAACTTATAAAAGATGCTTGGAAAATCAAAAAAGAAAACTTAGGTTTAGAACTAAATGTTCTTAAATCAGCTGAACAACTACAAGTTCTATGTGATAACTGGGTTAAAAAACTTTATGACCAAAAGAAACATAAAGGAATCAATCAAAAACCAATCATTAAATGGAACAAGTGTCATGTTCCAGTTGAGACTGTTCCAGATAAGACAATGCTAAATCTTCTTTTAGGAGAGAGCTTTGTGAGAACTGTTAGAAAAGGGAAGATTAGACATGACAATTGTCATTATGCACATGAAAATTTAGTTGAATTATCTGGACAAAAAGTATTAATTCAAGCTCCAGATGATATGGGCTTAATTTTTGTACATGATGAAAAGATGAAGTTTATTTGTATTGCAGAAGACCCACAATATACAGGACAAAGTAGAGCAATGGCTAAAAAGAGTGAGAAAGTTTGGAATGCTCTTACTCGACACTTAGACAAGATGATTAAAGCATCTAAAGATATTGCAACAGTAACTATTGAAGATAGGATAGAAAAAGCTAAGGATATTATCCATTCAAACACTATCACAGTAGCTAAAAAGACTGAAGTTATTGAAGCAACTATTAAAAACATTCCAATTATTGAAGCTCAAGAAAAAGAAGCTTTAGAAAAATCAAAAAAACATGACTTTAAAAATAAAGATGAAAATGGACTTCCTCAAAAAGTACATGAAAGTGGTAGAAGACCAGTTTTCTTCAAAAATAGAGTTGAAAGATTTGTTTGGATTTTAGAACATGATGCTGAATGGACAGCAAAGGATATTGAACTTAAAGAGAAATATCCAAAGTCTTACGAAACAGCAGTAAAAATAGCAAAAGTATCATAAGGAGAAGAAAAAATGAAACATGAATTTATTGAAACAGATAACTATTTAAATTGTTTAGCAGCATTGGAAGAACTTGATTCTCTTCCAAAAGATATGGACATGATGGGGCTTATTTATGGTGGAGCTGGTGAGGGTAAATCATTAATCATTGAAAAGTTAGCTAATGATTTGGAAGCTGGTTTAGTTAGAACAAGAGGAACTTGGACTGCTAAAACAATGCTTCAAGATATTTGTTTTGAGATTGGACTTCCAGATGATGGAACTGCTTCAAGTTTACAAACAAGACTTATAGAGCATCTAACTGAAAAGAAAAGGATTTTGATTATTGATGAGATTGATACACTTTTTCAAAGTAATAAAAAGATTTTACTTGTAGTTCTTAGAGATATCCACGACATGGCAAAGATTCCAATAGTTTTAACTGGTATGCAAGATTGTGAAAAGATATTTCAAAAAGACAAGTATTACTATGACAGATTTGCTAGAAAAGTGAAGATGAAAGAAAGAAGCCTTAATGATGTAAGAAAACTTTGTAATAACTCTGATGTAAAGATTGAAGATGATCTAGTTAAATACTTGTATGAAACATATAAAAGTTTTAGACCAATAAAAGGGCTTATCACATCACTAGAAAGTGTTTGTGAAAGTAGTGATTTAGACACAGTAGATTTATCAACTTTTAAAGCAATGGAAGTGGAGTTAAATCATGGATAAAACCATTGAAAACAATGTTTGGAAATACATCAGAAGGAAAAAGTTTTTTATTTTCTCTGATGTGATGATGGTAACAAAAGTAACTCAAGATTATTTAGTGCAGTTACTAGCTGAATATGAAGCTAAAGGATATATCAAGCTTCAATCTGGGAACAGGATAACTGATAGACAGTATTTAGTTGTAAAAAAACTAGATGCAACAGTAGGAAATATAAGAGTTAGAAAAGAGGGAAGTAAGTCTTTTCAGTCTTTCTATGAACTGTTTGATTTACTTCCAAGTAATGGTTCTATCTCATATGCTTATTTATTTGGAAAGACAAAGTTACTAGGAGGACCTTTTAAAGAGATTCTAAAATCTTTACAAAGGTTGGGTGTTTTAAAACTTATAGATGAAGGTTATGTAACACGAAACCATAAGGGGACATATGAGGTTATTGAATCTACATATCAAGAGATAAAAGCATTAGTTGATAAGAAAAACTCAATTCAAATTAAGAAGCTGCTAGATCAATCAAAACCTTTTAAAGTTGTTGCTGCATCTAAACCAGAAGTGAAAAAGATATCAAAAGTTGAACTATCTCAAAAGTATATGAAAACATCTGACTATAAGAGAAAGATTAGAGATATCAAAGATTTTGATGAAACTTATGGAAGAGCAGAGTTGATTAAAAAATCTAAAGTTTCAAAAGGAACTATTAGCTTACTTTTAAATGAAAAATATCCAAACCCACAAAAGATGATTAGCACAGTTTATGAAAGGTTGGGATTAAACAAACAGATATTAGGAGCAGATTCAAAAGGTCATAAATTAGAAGATGCAGTAGAGATATTAAAGGAGATTGTATGAGTGGAATTGTGTATTTAGTGGTGTGCATTATATGTTTTATTGTTGGTTTTGTATTGAATGAAGTAATTAGAACTAAACAAGATGAAAAAATACCTTTTAAGGAGGATATTTAAATGGTAGATCATACAAAAGTATTTTTAGATGAAACAGGTGTAGTAGTTGTTGAAGCTGATGGACAAGAGATACAAGTAAGTCGTGAGTCTGCACAGTCTTTAGCTATTAGGTTATGCAGTTTATTAAATTGGAATATCAAACCAACTGCATCAAACTTTCAAAATGGTTTCTTGGGTGTTGCAAATACAAACCATACAAAAGAGGGGTTGGTTAAATGAGTATTTATAGAGCAGCTTATGAGCTGTTCTATTAAGTACTTGGAGTACTTAAATATTTAAAAGGAGTTTATATGCCTATATTAGATGAAAAAGGTAAATGGCAAAACAAAGAGGGTGAGTATGTTCACAAAGATATGGTGCGAATTGATAAGCAATTAGAAGATGAACTAGTTGAGAAACTTGTAGGGAATGCTGAAGTTTATAGTGCTCAACTTAGAGAGTTTAAGATTCAAGCATTTGCTGAATGTTATGCCTTTATTGATTTATTGAGAGATAACTATGATATGGAAAGAGTAGCTGGAAAAACTGGCTCTGTAACTTTAAAGAACTTCAACGGAACTATGGAAGTACAGATTCAAGTTGCAAAGCTTATCTCTTTTGATACTAAATTAAATTTAGCAAAAGAAAAGATTGATGCATATTTAACTGAAAAAACAGAGAACTCTGATCCAGAGATTCAAACACTTATTACTAGAGCCTTTGATGTTAAGAATGGAAAAGTAGATGCTAAAAAAATTTTAGCTCTTAAAGCTTATCCAATCACTCATGAAAAGTGGAAAGAAGCAATGAAGATGATTGATGAAGCTACAGAGATTGCTGGAACTAAATCATATATCAGATTTAAAAAGAGAGAGCAGTTAGCAACAGATGGAGCAATGCAGATGGTAAATCTTGATATTGCAGCTTTACCAGTTCAAGAAACAGAGATTTTCAAAGCAGTAGAAGAGATTCAAAAGGAGACTGAAAATGAACAAGAAGCAAGTTAGTGGATTAGTAATCCATTGTAGTGATAGCACTTTTGGAAGTGCTACACTCCTTAAAGATTGGCATGTTAAAGGTAATGGATGGAGTGACATCGGTTATACGATAGTTGTTTGTAATGGACAAGTTGAAAACAATACTTATATGCCATTTATGGACGGAGCTATTGAATGGGGAAGAGATATTGATAGAAGTGGTGCTCATACAAGAGGTTTTAATGATATGGAAGCATTATGTTTTATTGGTAAATCTGGAAAGTTTACATTAAAGCAATTGGAAGCAACTAAAAAAGTAATTAGATACTTTGTAAATGAGTGTGGTTTAGAACCTCATAAAATTTACTCTCATAGTGATTTAGATACTAAAAAACCTCATTGTTGTGGTTTGGATATTTCAAAGTTTGTAGAAGCTTGTTTGATGAGTGATCCATTGGAACAGTTTGTAGGAGTTGAAGAATAGAACAGCTTAGGCTGTTCTATTTAAAAGTGTATTTTGATGCATTATTGCCATTTTTTGTTTGTTGTTTGTATTTTTAATCAATTAAGTTTTTTTAAAGATTGCGGTTTTAAATCTGGTTATTTCCAGAAAATAAAGAAATCAATAATTGATTTCAAAGATAGTTTAATTCTGATTGTAATGTCAATCATATTAAACCTCCTTGCATAAAAAATTTACATCAAAACACTAAGAAATACTATCAAAATAAGTCCAAGAATTTAATTAAATAGTTAGCAACTATTTTATTAAGTTTTTCAATAAAAGGCAGAAATATGACAAATGAGCAAAGAGCTATAAAAAGTAAAATAGAAACAAATAATCAGTTTATCAAGATGTCCAAAGAGACTATAAAAAAAGAAAAGCAAAAGATAAATCTATATGAAGCCGATATAAAAAAACTACAAAATTGCTGTTTGCATGATTTAGAAATGACTGCTTTTGCAGGTGTAGCAGTGAAATGCAAAATATGTGGATATGTAGGAGGTGCATAAATGAACATATTACAAGTAGAAACTGGAAATGAAAAGCTTGATGAAGCTTACAAAAATATGCAAGTACATATTAGCACTTTTGATAGTTTTTCTGCTTTTTATAACTATTTCAAAGATGTAGTTAAAACAGATGATAAAGACAAGTTAAATATGTGGCTTTTGAAAGTTTTATTTATTGAGTTTAGATATGGACGTCCAAGTCTTGAAATACCAAAGCATGATTTTGATGTGCTATGTGAGAGAGTTAGTCCAGAACAAAAGACAAAGTTTGAGAACTGGTTAAAAGAGAGTTTAAAAAGTGTAGGAGGTGATGCTAAATGATTGATGTATTAAAAGACATGGCATTAAATAGTAATGAACTTCATGTGGATGTAGAGTTTTTAATAGATGATTTTATCCCAAAGAAGATGATTACTATGTTTTATGCAGATGGTGGGAATGGTAAAACATGGCTAAGTTATGGAGTTGCATCATATCTTTGTAGTAATGCAGTATGTAAAGAACTTTACTATCTTGACTTTGATAATCCTATTGTAACTTTGAAAGAGAGAAATGTTGATAATTTATTGATTGATAAATATTCACATCTTAATTACATTCAAAGAAGTAAATTAAAAGTTGCTCCAATTGAACTTATAAAAGGCCTTAGTGATAATGCAGTAGCTCATGCATATGATGATATGGTTTTTATTATTGATTCTATTAGAAACTTAGACTATATCAAAGATGATAAGAAAGCTATGGAGTTAATGAATATGCTTATGAATATCAGAGAAGCTGGAGCAACTATTATCTTAGTACACCATGCAAATAAAGATGGTAAGAACTACGAGGGAAGTAACAATATCAAAAACTCTTTAGATTGTATGTTTAAGCTTACAAAGCTTCCAAGTCCAGAAGGTAAGCTTCATCTTGGATTAGAAACTAAAAAAGAGAGAGGTGGAGTTAAAGATTGTGCCTTTAGAGTTGATACTGACACTTTAGAACTTTATCCAATAGAACTACAAGAAGCAAGTATGAATCCAAGAGAGAAAGATTTTGTTGAATCAATCAAAAAGATTTTAAAACAAAATCCAGATGGAATGCTTCAAGGAAAACTACTTTCAGCTATTGGAAGCTCAAGCACAGATAAGACTACAAAAGCAATGCTTGATAAGTTTGAGAATAGATTCTATATGAAAGAAGAACAAGGTAATAGAAAGATTTACAAAATTATATAACAACAACTACAACAATAACAATAAGCCTATTTTACGGGTTATTGTAGTTGTTGTAGTAGTTGTAAGAAATAAAGGTACAACATGACTAATAAACAATTAGCTTATAAAAATAGCTTAATACAAAAGATACAAATCAATAAAAGTAATGTATTTCCAGATGATGAGTCAAGGCGAGATTTTATGAAAAGTAGATTTAACTGTGTTAGTACAAAACATATGAGTATTGATCAGTTAAATCAAATGCTTAACTTTTGCCTTAGAAAAGTAAGTGATATACCTTTGGAAGAACCTATCACATCAGCACAAAAACAGAAGATTAAAACTACTTGGGAAGATAAAGCTAAGAAGAAAAATACAAGTGCTATGAATGCATTTATTGGAAGAATCACCCAAAGAAGTAGTATAGAAGTTCTTACAAAAGCTGAGGCTACAAAGGTAATTATTGCTATTGAAAAAATGCAATAGGAGGGATTATGTGGTGTCCTAAGTGTTGTGGTAAAACAAAGGTTGTAGGAACTACAACTGGAACACAAAATGAGAGGTTTAGAACTTGTTTAGAATGTGGCTATTCATTTTCTACGATTGAAGCCATAAAGTTTGATGATTATTGGAGAGATTATGCAAAAGAAACTTTTGAAAGCCCTTTTGAAAGCCAAGAGCAAAGACAAAAAGAAAATAGATGAAATAATAGATGAGTTTGTAAAGACTCAATCTATTAATGCTAAAGAGCAACTAGAGGAGTTTTTATCTGATATGATAGTTTATATCAATAGGAACTATAATAGTACAGACAATGAAGCACTTCTTGCAATAGTAGGAAGTAAGTTAAAAGACCTAAATATATCTTTTGATACTAAAGAGCTAGATGATATTTATAAGAAGCTCTCTCAAGTAAACTCACCCACTACAAAGTTTGAATTTAATAAGATAGATTTAAAAGCTATAGAATCAATGAGAAACAACTTTTATTGGGTTGGTACTGAGTATTCAAGTAAAACTCAAGAAAAGCTCAAGAAGACTATTGAGAGTGCTTTTAAAGGTGACATCACAAGAGAGCAAATAAGCTCAAGGTTAAAAGAAGAGTTTCAAGGTGTTATCAATGCTGATGTGAAATACTTTGAGGGTGTTTCAGATCATATAATAAATCAATCTCAAAACATCTCAAGAGTGAACCAAGCTTTAAAGCATGATGTTAAACATTTCCAAGTTAAAGCTAGAATAGATAAAAAAACAAGTGATATATGTAGGTCTATGCATAACAAAGTTATAGAGGCCTCTCACTTATCAAATCAAGTAGATCAAGTAGTAGCTGCTAAAAATATGAGTGAGAAAAAAACAGCAGCTGCATGGAGTAGTAATCCAGTATATGGAAAGCTTCCTAAAAACTTTGGACTACCACCTTATCACTTTAGATGTAGAACTGAGGTTGTTCCAGTATGGCTTAGTAGTGAGGAAATAGATGGAAAGAAAGTAAACTTTACATCAAAGAAAAAGAGTGATCTAATAACTCATATTGATAAAACGGGAGTTCAAAGAAGAACAAACTTTGCATCTTTAAATCACTCTGCTACAAGCTCAAAGAGAAATATACCTAATAAAGATATCATAAGTGCATTAAATAGTATTAGTGAGATAGCACCTCATAAAGATTATGCACATAGAACAGTTGCCAAATCGGCTAACGGTTATTTTATGGTTTTTGATGCAGATTATTTATATACTATCTTCAAAGAACCAAGAAAGAACTATTTTAAAGATAATGCTAATACAGATAAAAAGGAAATTATAAAATGGAAAAATACTCAATCTCAATCGGAAATGGGTTTGCTATCGAAAATCAAGGGAGTGTTCCTGTAAATCATAAAGTAGAACATTTTAAAATAGATGAACTAGCTGAGTTAGAGATTATCAATGATAAAGTTCAATGGATTCAAAACCCATTTAATATTGATAGTGATTTGATAGAGAAATGTAAGGAACATGACTTTATGAATATAAATGCTGAGTTCAAAGTGTTTAATATTAAAGGTCAAGAATGGGAAGAAAAAGAGACTTTTAACGGTACATTGATTAATGCTCTTGAATATATACAGGAGAATTTTAAAGATGAGTGAGGATATGAAAGCAGCTAAGAACCTACTTTATAGAATAGGTTCAGAAATAGCAAATGAAGGTAAGGACTTAGCTCCGTATAGAACTGGAAATTTAAAGCGAGATATTCAAGTATTTACAGATAATATAGATGATTTAGAGATATCTATAGGAAACTCAAAATTAGCTCCTTATGCTCCTTATGTTTATCAAGGAACAGGAACAAAAGCAAGGGGTAAAACTACAGGACGAATTAAAAAGGGTGGTATAAAACCACAGCCTTACTTAGAAGATGGACTTAAAAAATATATGTCAAGTGGTGGACTTAATAGAGCCTTAAATGACACAGCAGAAGAAATAAAAGATGACTTTGTTAAAGGTTTAAAAAAGTCGTTAAAAAAAATAATGATTATTTAATAAAAGAAATAATTATGTATAATAAAATCAAAAAAAGGAAAATAGTGTTTATCGAAATAAAAGAAAATAAAAAAATAAAAGAAAAAATTGATGTTGAGCTAGATTATTCTGAGGTAACATTTTCAAGGTTTATAAATTTAAATAATGTATTAGATATATCTATTTTTGATAAGAAAATAGAACTAATAACAGTACGATCGGATTCTTTTTATGCATATAGTTTTGATTTTACAGATGCAATGGGTGAATATCAAAGAATTAAAAGATTAATTGAAGAAAAATTTTTAGTAAAATAGCTAATAAGGAATATTTTAATGCCAAAGCAAACACTTAAAACATTTAAAGAACAATTAGAAGAAAATGGAATGATTATTGATGTTCAATTGGAGCAAGTTGTTGAAGCATTAGCTTCAATTAATGAAACACCTTTTGTTCTACTTTTAAAAGGTGAGTTTGAAACAATAAGAAGTTTACCATCATATGCTAATGGAGAAACTCCTATTGTTTTACATAATGAAAAAAAGATTATATTAATTCAAGCACTTAATAAGGTGATAGAACAGCTATAAAATAATAGCACCACCTTTGCTTTCTCCACTCTCTCCTCTGTCTAAGAAGTCTAACTTCTTAGCAGCTAATGCTAAAGACCAGAATCTATCTGCGTGACCATAAGCATTTCTATCTGCATCATACAACATTCTTTTTTGACCAGCCTTTCTTTTAATAGCATGAATATCTGCTATAAGTGTTGGGTCATTTGGAATTGTGATTAACTTATCCTCAAACATCTTTTTAAGGTTTAGAACCATCATCTCTTTAGAACTAGCTGTAAAATGAATCCCTTCAACTCTACTCGGATACTTACTCTCCATACCCTCTGCTAAATCCATACCAATACCCGTTCTATCTATTCTCATATTAGACTTTTGATATACATTTAGGTGGTCCTTGATTATTGTCTTTTGTGCTTCAAATGTAGCTTTTTTATATACATCTTGGATTGCTAATGCATATCTTCCCTCTACTTTATCAATAGCAGATAATACAGATACATCTTTAGTTCTACCCACATCATATCCAGACCATAAGACATTTTGAATATTTGGTGTGTAGTACATATAATCTTTAACACAAGATTTGATAAGTGAGATAGGAAAGAATGAACTATCATCGTCCACAAATTGACACTCATACATCGTAGCCCATGAATCTTCATCAAATAAATCTCTTAATACTTGAATATCAACATCAAGACCATCTTTAACTGCATCATAGATAGAAGTGTGATGCCTTGAAAACATATAGTATTTAGTCGTATCAACACAAAGCTTATGGAATAAACTATCTTGCTCAAATGGAGTTGATAGAATAGTGATTCTAGCTTGTGTCTCTCCAGCTTTAACTGATGTAATAGATGGGATAAATGCTTCCCATATTCTTTTAGGGTTTAGATACCATGCAAACTCATCCATCCAAACAGAACCAGAGAACCCTTGAATAGTTCTAAAGTTGTTTGCAAAGATATAAATAGTAGCTCCACTTGGAACTTTTATCTCACTTGATGAACCACTAAGAGGAATATCTAGTTTCTCTGCGTGTTTCTGAATCTCTGAATACCACTTTAAAGCTTGAGTCTCAGATGCAGAAAGAATAAGTTGATCCATTCCAGACATAGCATCTATTAAACACTCTCCAGAACATCCATAAGTTGCACCAATTTGTCTTGATTTTAGCCATACTCTAAATCTACTCTCATCAAGCATGAACTTTCTTTGATATTCATATAGTCCATACTCTGGGTCTAATATCTTCTCTTTGAATACTTTTACATCTTCACTATATACAATCTTAGGCTTTGCCTTCTTATCAATCTTCTTAGATTGCTTTTCTAATCTCTCAAGGGATTTTGTAAGCATTGCAAGTTTTCTTGAGTTAGCTTCTGTAGGTGCTCTTTTTGAGACAGTCTCAATTTGCTTCTTGATATTCTCAATAGAACTTTCATTTGTTTGCTTATCTTTAGACTTTTTGATCCAGTTGTTAAGTGTTCCTCTATTGATATTTAAATCACGTGATACTTCTGTAATAGGAACACCAGCTTTGATAAGATTTAATGCTTTTTCTTTATCTTCTTTAGAATACGCCATATTTTGATTTTTTACCTTTTTTAATATAAATCCTCGACTAAAGTGTTTTTTTGGTTTTTAAACGGGTTTTAAACACTTTTAAACATACATTTACTTACTTGTTGAATCCTAAAATCTCTTTGGCTTCAATATTTGTTAAAATATCTCTATCAACTAAGTTTGAAATCAAGTCACTATCATCTTTGAAATTTGTTACATCTATTAGCTCTGGTTCATGATTTATTCCAATGTGAGCAAATGAATCTTTGATAACTTTGGTTTTTGGTTTGATAGTTACTTCATTAAATGCATGAAGTTGATCTATTAGCTCTCTTCCTCCACCTAATCCACCAGCACTCATAACACCTACTAATCTTGGTGGTACTCCATGAGCTGCAATAATCTCATCTCTAGTTACATTTTTAAGCTTCTCAAAACTCATATCTTCTACACCACTTAATTTCTCAAGTCTTACTTTTGCTGGGTTTGCTCCATCTGATGTTTTACCAGTATGTAAAACTAAACTCTTATGAGCATTACTGTAGCCTTTGAAGTTAGAACCAAAGAACTGTTTAAAAGAGTTTACTTGCTCTTGATTTGGTGAGCTGTTTTCAAACACAATTCCAAAGCCTGGTCTAGCTCCATTTTTAAAAAATGAGCTGTTATATTGGTCTGCTTGTTTTGTAGTGTTGATTTGTTCTAGTGTTGTAAGATAATCTGGTTCTCCATAATATTTAGATGATGGGGAGTGATATTTAAAATGAAAACCATCTAACTTAACTGGGTCTTCATTATTCTCTGGAATTTGATATATCTCTTTATTCTTATTAACTCTACCTTGAAAGCCTAAGACATGATATAAGTAAAAATCACTTTTAGTTCCAGCTTGTTCTAAAAAAGCATTTCCATATATTTCCATATCCATAGTAAGTGCATATAAGAAATAGTTTGCAATCTCATTATCTGGAATAAACTTATCTAAGTCACTATTAGTATATTGAGATAGTAGTGCTGCTTTTAATCTAATACTTCTTTGATGATATACATTGAAGTAATAAAACTTCAATAGTAAATCAAAGTTTATATGTGGATCAATAGTTCCATTTGAATTTTGACTATCTTTACCAACTGTTTGCTTAGACTCTTTTGCACCTTTTAAAATCAAATCACTCATTTAAACCCTTTTTTTCTTACAACTATTACAACATAAACAAAATAGCCTACTTATGGGCTTTTCATGTTGTTGTATCAATAACCAGCCATATTAATATAAAAAAAAATATTAATCATTCCAGATGTATGTATATGGAGTGTTTTTCATTTTGAAAGCTATTAAAATGGCTGCATCGAAACTTTAATCAGTTACCAAATCCAAAAAAGGAGACAGAGTGCCTAAGTTGTCAAATATTGCAATTACACATATTTCACTTGTAAAAGCTGGAGCAAACAAAAAGTCGATTATTTATAAATCTGCTGATGGTGTGCCACCTTATGCAAGAGATATCAAGATTAAGAAAAGTGATGATGAGCAAGGGATTATTTACGGGATTGTATATGCACCAAATGAAGTTGATACTGATGGTGATTATACAGATGTAGATGAAATCTTAAAAGCTTCATATGCATTTATGAAATCAAGATTTACTAACAATGTTGATAAAGACCATTCCTTTGAAGTTGAGAAAGCTTTTGTTGCAGAGAGCTGGATTGTAAAAGAAAATGATTCTATTTTCCCAGATGAGCCTGTAGGTTCTTGGGCTGTTGGAATCAAACTTGAAGATGAAGAGTTAAAAAAAGGTGTAAAAGATGGAGATATTGCTGGTATCTCTATGGCTGGAACTGCTACTAAAACAGAGGAAGAAAATCCAACTGTAGAAAAAGCAGATGAGAAGAACTATTCAATGAATGATTTTATCTCTATGTTTAAAAAGCTTTTTGGAAGAACAAGCTTTGAAATTAGTGGAAGTGTATATAACGATCAAGCTAATGTTCATAAATCTAATGAAGGAGAAGATAAAGAAATGACACCAGAAGAGTTTGAAGCTGCTTTAACAAAAGCAATGAAACCTTTAACAGATCAGTTAGGGGAAATGAAAACTAAAGTTGAAGCTTTAGAAAAGAGTGACAAAGAAACAAAAGAAGCTCTTAAGAAGAGCAAACAAAATGGTGATGTAAAAATCGAAAAAGAAGAAACTGAAAGTGAAACAGGAGGAATTTTATAATGAGTGGAATCATGGGATTAAACGATATTGCAAAAAGTGGTTCAGTAGATCCAACAGATGTAACTCTATCTGGTTCTTTAACAGCAAAGCAAGGTAGAGTATTTGTTAAGTCAATTATTGCAGCTCATGCTTTACTTGGAAAAGTTACTACTGATATTACAGGAAAGCTTACAAAAGAAAGAAGTGGATGGGATGCAGCTAAAGGAATGCTTACTAGGCATAAGTCTGGACAGGAAGCACCAGAAGCTAACCTTAAGAAGCTTGGAAAAATTGGTTGTAAGCTTGATATGACAAGAGGTGTTGAGTTAAATGCAAAAATTAATGATGACACTTTAGAAGATAATCAAGATAATCCAAATTTTGAAAAAGAGCAATTTTCTTCATTCAATACTATTTTCTCAAATGACTTACTTTACTTAGGAATTGTAGGTAAGAGTGATAGTGATGATCATACTGCTGCATTTACTGATCTTGCAAAAGGTTGGTTTACTGTTGCATCTGAGAGTGAGCATACAATTAAACCAACATCTTCAAGTGATTCAATTTTAATGAGACTTAAACATCTTGTTAAGAATGCAAACAAAGATGCAAGAAGTATGTCAGCAATCTTAATGAGTGATGATGATTACACAGAGTATCAGTTTGAAATTGCTGAGAAATACAAAGATGTAGCAACACTTTTAAAAGCTGATAATAGAAGCTTTATGCAGTTGCCAATTGAGGTGAGTCCAGATGTTCCAAATGATGAGTACTTATTAACTCCTTTAAAGAACATGATTTTTGGAATCTCATCGAGAGTAAAAAGAGATAGATGGTATGACAATGCAGAATCTGCTCTTAAATATAAGTTTGTAGTTTACCCAGATTATGAATTTGATATTCATAAGTATGTAACTTACATGACAATTGTTTCATTAGATATTACTTCTTATGAAGTGTCTGTTGCAGTTGGTGCAACAAGTCAAAGAACTGTAACAAGTGCAGCTGGAGATGGACTTGAAGGTGTTACGGCAATCTCTAAAGATGCAACAGTTGCAACTGCTACTTATGATAGTGCAACTGGAAAAATTACTGTAACTGGTATAGCTGAAGGAACAACAACTGTAGTAGTTGATGATGGTAGTTCAACTAAAGATATTAAAGTAACAGTAACAGCAGCTTAAGAAGTAGAAAATGGAAGCAGTTAAGATAGCAGATTTAAAGGGGTTATTCCCTTTAAGTTTAGATGATGATGCAATTACTCCTCATTTAAATAGAGCAATTTGGGATTATAACCATGTTGATTTTGAAGATGAGATTCAACAAGTAGAAGTTATTGGATCAAAAGCTTTTTATTATCTTGCTCCATTACTTTGGGTTGATATGCAAGATAGAGTTAATGAGTATGAAGAGTCGCTAGAAACATTCAAAGATGTTAAGACTTTTCAAAATTATTGGCTTGATAGATCAAATAGTGCTTTAAACCAAACAAACAATGATGAGCCAAACGAGGTGCAGTACTCATGTATTTAAATGAAGCTGATGCAAAGAAAGCAATTGAAGATATTGCAAAGAAACATACAAAAGATGTGAAAGTAAATATCCTTAGACGAAAGCCTAAAGACTTAGTATCAAAATATGTTTTTTTTGGAATGTTTGTATCTGTTGATAATGGTGAGCAGTTCTTTAATGATTATATGAATGCAACTGCATCAAGTGAATATCTTGAGATTGTTGAAAGTGAAGTTGATGTTGATTCTAGAAAATCAAAAGAAGTATTTCTATTAAGAGCACAGGTTAAAGTTGTAGGAGGATTAGATGCAACTATATAAACCAAATACATACGTTGAAGCAACACCTGCACAAAGAGCTGCAGTTTGCAATGGGTGTGGAGCAAAAGGTGGTATTAAAGTACCAAGTGTATTTATTGGGCTTTGTATTAAAGAGGCTTGTAATATCCATGATTGGATGTTCCATGAAGGTGAGACAAAGGCTGACTTTATTTTTGCAAATGTGATGTTCTTAGTAAATTTAATTGCAATCATTATTAATGGTTCAAATATCTTTACTAGAGCTATTAGATTGTTCTTTGCTGTTAATTACTTTTTAGCAGTAGCTTTAAAAGGACAAGATGCATTCTGGAGAGACAAAGTTAAAAATGACGAAATGAAAATTACATATAAAGGGAGTTTTCAATGAAAAAATTAATGATGGTAGTGTTTGCAGCTTTTATGGCTGCTTGTTTCTTTGCAGGTTGTGATAATGCAAAGGTTGAGTCTAGCTGGGAAAAAGCTAAAACAGCTCATGCAATTACAAAGGCTGCAGGAGCAGCTGCTATTGAAAGAGGTGTAGTTTCAGAAGAAACGGCAGAAAAACTCAAAAACTTGAACTCTACAGTTGAGACAGGTGGTTCTATGGCAGAGACAGTTTATAAAAGAGTAAAGCCTCCAGAGCAAGAAGAGGCGAAATAGTTTGTGATGTAGGTACAAGAGGTTTCTTTTGTATCTACCGATTTTAAAATAAAGGGTTTTGATTATGAATTTTGAGTTTACTATTCAGTTGTGGCATGTGTTAGTTGCTACTGTTACTATTGCTTCAGCTTTTGCAATTAATACGCATATGACTAGACAAAATGATAAGAAAATTAAAACCCTTGAAGATACAGTTACAGAATTAGAAAAGCTTTGTAATGTAATGTTGAAGGAATCAGAAGCAAGAAAGATTTTTGTTACTAGAGAAATCTTTTATGCAGAGATTAAACACTTAAATAAAGATGTTTCAGAAGTAAAAGAGACAGTTAATAAAATTTGGGAAGCAGTACAGAAATGATCTCTTTAACAGAACTAAAAAGAAGACTTGAAAACATTGTTCAAGTAGGTTCTATTAGTGAAACAAAAATGAAAGATGGAAAAGCACTTGCAAGAGTGATTTTAGATGAGGATGAAGAGGAGAGAAGAGTTACTAGATTCTTACCTGTTGTGTCTTTGGCTAATTCATATGGAAAAGTTTGGTTTCCTCTTAGAGTAGATGAACAAGTTCTAGTTATAAGTCCATTTGGTAATGCAAATAGTGGATTTATTATTAGATCTATTTTTAATAGAAATTGTAAAGAGCCAGATGGTTCTAATGGGCATACAGCAATTATAACTTTTGAGGATGGCACTAAAATCTCTTATGATTCAAAGGCTAAACACTTGAGTTTTGATTGTGTAGGTGATATCACTTTAAAAGCTGGTGGAAAGATTAAAATTCAAGCAGCTGGAGAAGTTGATATTGATGGATCAAGAATTGATTTAAACTAAAGGATAAGAATATGTCTGGAATTTGCAGAGTAGGAGTTGATGCAGCAGGTGGAGTAATTACAGGTGTTGTTCAAGATGGAACTGTTTATGCAAATGATTCTTTAGTTTCTGTAAATGGTGATCCAGTTGCACCTCATGGAGTTGGTGTTCATGCTGGTCCTGTAATGATTGCAGGTTCTAATAATGTGTTTGTAAATGGTATAGCTGTTTGTAATGAGGGTGACTTAGCAACTTGTGGACACTCTGCAAGTGGTTCAAGTAATGTGTTTGTAGGTTAGAAATGGCATTAAATATAGAGCTTAAAAAATCATTTTACAGTAATAGTAAAGAGCAAAGATTTGCAAGACTTATTACAACTCCACTTGGTTCAAGAGTTCATCTTCCACACTTTGGAAGTAAGGTTCATGAGTTAGTTGATAAGCCTATGACTGAAAAGTGGAAGATGCTTTTATCAAAGTATCTTTTAGAGTGTTTCTTTGATGAAAACTTTGAGCCTTGGGATAATGAGTTTATTCCAAAGGGAATTAACTATTTAGAAATAGACACTATCAATTATAGTGTAAGTGTAAAAATAGAGTTTGAAGATGATGAGATTGAATTTAATATGGGAGGGTTTTAATTATGAATGTTTCACTAAAAGAAAAGATATCTAAATTGCCAGTTCCAAATATCTTTACATCTGCAAAGTTTGAAGATATTAAAAAAGAGAATATCAAAATCTTAACTGAAGCAAACCCAGACTGGATACCTGTTGAGTCTGATTCAAACATGATGCATATTGAACTTTTATCATATAAAGAAGCAATGTTAAAAACTATGTTTAATAGTGCAATAAAAGCAATGCTTCCACACTATGCAAAAGATGAAGATTTAGACAATTTTATCTTTGGTATGTATGCAGGTGAGACTAGACTAGAGGGAGAAGAACCAACAGCTGCTTATGAGTTCTCAATTGAAGAGAGCTTATCAAAAGATATCATAGTTCCAAAAGGATTAGTGCTAAGTAACAATGATGATACTTATACATCTGTTTTACTTGAGAGTATCACAATAGCTGCAGGAACTTTAAAAGCAAATGGAAAAGTGCAACTAAATAAAAAAGTTAAAGAGTCAACAGTTAAGACTGAGAATGTTATCTCTCCTTATCCTTATGTATTAACTCCAAAATCATTAGAGGATTTTACAGGTGGAAGTGAGGTTGAGAGTGATGAAGAGTTCTTTGAAAGAGCTATTTTATCTTTAAATCAATACTCAACTGCAGGGAGTGAAAAAGCTTATGAGTACTTCACTTATAAAGCAGATGAAAGAGTAAAAGATGTTGATGTTCAAAGTCCTAGTGAGGGTGTAGTAGACATCTATATTGATGTTGATTCAAATAATGATGCCAAATCAAAAGTTGAAGCTATTTTCAATGATGAGAAAGTACAGGCTTTAAATGATCATGTAAATGTACATCATGCATCTATAAAAGAAGTAACTGTTACAGGAACTATACATATATTTGATTTATTAGATGAATCAAATGTAAGAAAGATGATTGAAGATAACTTCTCTAGAAGTTTTAAAATTGGTGAGGATTTACCATATTCTGCACTTATTAAAAATCTTCATGTTGCAGGAGTATTTAAAGTAGAGCTTACTTCAAATAGTGATCTAAATGTAGCAAATAATGAGAAGTTAAATCTTACATTTAATCTTAACTTTGTAAAGGCTAATTATGAGTAATTCACTATTACCTGTAAATGAGTCACAAGAGCAAAGAGATTTAGAAAATATTACTCTTAATACTCTTTCAAAGTTTGATACTTCAAATCTAACTATTAATCCTTTGAAGTGTGATGTGAGTTTACTTCCTCATTTAGCTTTATTACTAGATGTAAATATAGATGGTTTTGATGAAGAAGAACAAAGATTATATTTAAAGAATGCAAGAGAGATTAAAAAATATGCTGGAACTGTATATGCAGTAAGAATGGCAGCTAACTCAATATTTGATGATGTGAAGGTTTTACAATGGTTTGATTATGGAGGAGTTCCAAACAAGTTTAAACTTGATATCTCTGCATATGATAAGCCTGTAAGTATTGCAAATGTTAATAAAGTAAAAAAGCTAGTTGAAACAGCTAAAAGAAAAAGTTCTCATTTAGAGAGTATTGATTTGTCATATAAAAATAGAGGTGAACAAAATATCTCATGTGGAGCTGTAGGTGAAGTTTCATGTATAGCAACTCAAGTAGGAGTATAAATGATTGGTAAAAGTTTAATAACAATAGCTGGAAAAGCAGCTTTAGCAAATGCTAGTTCAAATGGTAGAAGTATCAAACCTAAATATTTTAAGTTCTCTAATCAAGATTTAGAAATAAATGAGAATCTAAATAAAAATGATATTCAAGGATTTATCCAAAAAGATATCTCTTTATATAGAACATTTGATGCTAATACAGTTGAGTTTACTTGTGATGTAACTCCAGATGAAGCTGATGATTATACAAGATTAGCTGGTTTATATCTCGAAGATGGAACTTTATTTATGGTTGCAGAACCTCCATATGCATTTCCTCCAGAACTAAGACAAACATTTAAAATACAAATAGTTTATCAAAATGCAACAGGTTTATTTGATTTTCAGTATTTGCCTTATTCTTATGAGGAAAATACTTTAGTGATGTTTGATGTTAGCTTTACTTTAGGCTTACAAGAAATTGAAAATGCTAGACAACTAGGTCTAATAAAAAATAAATTAGGAGTTAAATAATGGATTTAGGTTTGTTACAACAAAAGATGAACAGTTTTATTGAAGTTGTGAGTTCATGGAATAGGAATGTTGGGAAAATGTATCATTCTTCAACTCCTGAAGATGTGACAGTTCAGTTAATAGATAATAATGGAAATGTAATTGACTCAACAATGCCTAATGTTGCTAAGTTTAGAAAGCAAATTTGGGATGATGTTGGTGGAGCATTAGGGCAAATTGGAAAAAGGGTTTATATAAACTCAGTGGATGGTGATGATTCTAATGATGGAAGTTCAACAGTAACACCATTTAAGACTTTAAAAAAAGCAATTGAAAGTGGTGTAAAAGGAGTACCTCTTTATATTAGTTATATGTGTGATAATGATGGAACATATGTTTATGAAATAGATGATTCTATTACTTGTTATGTATCAAGTATTAGTATTTCAAGACATGTTGCTGGTGAAGCAAAATTTATATTTAAACAAAGCACAGAAAATGACAATTATCATGCGATTAATTGTTTTGGAAATCTTAATATTGATACAGATTTATATATCACAATTGAGATTGAAAATAAAAGAGCTGGAACTAATCCAAATTTACTTGGAATAATCAGACAGTTTAATGGAAAGCTAACATTTTCAAATAGGTCTGTTATTAATCTTGGAGATAGTGGAATTTCATTTTTATATGGCCATCCTGCAGATGGTTGTACATCAATTGAGTGTTCAACTTACTATAAACCAATTACAACAAATGGAAGCTATTTTATTCATAATAATTTAAACACTCCAGTTATTTTAAACTCTTCAGTTTCTCCAATTGATGATTCTTCAAAGTGGATTAAAAACATTGTTAGAAATACAGGTGGTACACCACTAAATGTTGTATCAAATTTAAATTTTAGTTTATAGGAGTCTTCATGATTGTAGTAGTTGGAAAAGATGTAAGAGAAGGGACTAATTTAGAAGAGTTAGGACTTGAAAAAATCTCTGTTGAAGAGTTTAAAACAATTGCATTTAACTCAGTTAATTGGATTGTAGGGCAAAAGATTAAATCAGATTTAGGAACTCAAGTTCAGCTAAGTACATCTAACTCAAAAGGGATTGTGTTACTTGCAAAACTTATTGAGACTTTAAATCCAGATTTATCTGTTTTAAGTGCTTTAGAAAAAGAGAGTTTTTCAAAGATGATATCTCTAAGTGAGAAAGGTTATTCAGATTCAAGTCTTTTAAATAACTCACTTACAAAAGTAGATGAGTATGTTTCTAAGTCATCTGAAAAGATTGTTTCTATCAATGAAGCTTCAACAATTGAAGAGATCATTGATATTTTAAATAGTAAATTTTAAGGAGCTGAACTATGAGTATTAAAAGAGGTATAGTTGTTAGTAGAACAAGTAGTGCTGCTAGAAATATTAGTATTAGTTCTACTTTGCCAATTGGTTTAGTAGTAACTTCAAATATTACTGCAGGACTATATGGTTTTGATAGTGCAAAAGATGCATTAGAAAATGATGTGATTAAAGGATCAAATGCAGGGAATTTACTTAAGTATTTAAAGCTTGGAGTAGATCAGTTCCCAGCTATTGTTCCAATTGTAATATCAGTTGCAAACATTGGAGCTGATGATGCAGAAACAAAAACAAATGTAATCAATGCAACTAATGCATTAAAAAGTGCAGCAGGTTCTGTAAATCTTGCAAGTGCTCAAAATAGTGCAATCGGGTTTAAGCCAGATATTGTAGCTGTTGCTGATTGGGCAAGAGATGATGCAGATATCAATAATGCAATGGTAACTGTTTGTGAGTCAATTAAAGCTAGATGTTTCTTATCTTTAGATGCAGATTCAAATGGTGATGCAATCACAAAAAGAGATGCAGAGGGAAGTGAGAGACTTACAGTTGCTAAATGTGATTTAGGTATGTGGAATACTGAATTAAGTGCTACAGATACTTATGACTCTGGTGTAGTTCTTGCATTTTTAAGAGCTTATGTTGATTCTCAAAATAAGATTGGTTACTCATACTCTATTTCAAATAGAGAGCTGCCATTTTCTTCAGTTAAAAGTCCAAGTGAATTTTATGCTGGTGCATTAGATGAAACTGATCCATTAACTGAAAAGCAAATTATGAGTTTTATCTCATATAAAGGTCTTAGAACTTGGGAGTACTCAACTTGTTCAGCTGATCCAATCTGGCAAGATGCAAGAAGAGTAAGAATCTTTGATTTAGCAGCAGAAGCTGTTATTGATGGAATCTTTTATGCAGTAGATAAAGATATTGGTGCTTTAACTTCAGCAAAAAAGACACTAAGAGCATTTATGAGTTCATTAGTTGGTGATGAAGTAATGGTTGGTTTTGATGTGAAATTAGACCTTGAGAGAACTACTCCAGAAAGAGTAGACGCAGGAGAGTTTTACTTTACTATTGAAGCTCAAGAGATGCCAAGTCCAAAGCTTATTCATGTAACTTTTGACAAGGTAAATAAATACTCAGATAGAGTTTATAAAATTATTGGAGATGCATAATGGATAGATCAGTAATTGTAGATATCAATGCTTTTATTGGTGGGTTTGGTTCTATAGGTATTGCAGAGGTTCTTAAAACTCCTGCAATTAAGTTAAAGAAATTAGATAAAACAACTGGAACTGGAGATTCTAAAATCTCTTATGGAGCAGTTGAGGCTTTAAGTACTGAAGCCACTTTTAAAGCTCTTCCTAGTGCTATTTATGATGAGATTGCAAAGCTTGATAAAGCAGAGATTATCTTCAAAAAAGCAATTAAAACAGGTGATAAAACTGAAGCTTTAGAGTTTATTTGTAAAGGTGCTATTGATATTGAGTATGGAGAGTTTAAATCTGGTGAGTACTTAGATGTAAAAGTTACTCAAGAAGGGCTAATTTCATATTTACATGAAGCAGCTGGAAAAACAGTAGTAAATATAGATCATGAAAATATGATTTGTGAAATCAATGGTAAAGACTTAATGTCTGAAGTAAGATCAATTCTAAAAGGATAATAAAATGCAAGAACCTAGAGTAGTTAAATTTAACCAAGCCATTAAATTAGATGAGAATGGACAGCCTGTAATTGTAGATGGAAAACCAGTTTTTATTGAAACTGATTATGAAGCAGAAATTGCAGGTAAAAAATATAAAGAAATTACCATGCCTCCACCAAAGGGTAAACACTTAAGAGCTGTTTCTCATATTGCTAATGCAGCAGATAGAGATTTAACTCTTATCTCTAATCTTTGTGGTTTAAATGCATCACCTGAAGATTTTGATGATGCAGATGCAAAAGTAGTGATTAGATTACAACAGGCTTTACAGAGTTTTTTGTAATTTATCCAGAAGATATGATTATCGTTACTTCAAAGATAGGACACTTTCTACACTTTGGAGTAATGGATCAATTAGAGTTGTTCTTATGGGAACTAAAAGAGTATTTTAAAAAAGCTTGTGAAATAGAAAAAGCTTATAGTATGGAGTAGTTATTATGTCTTTATTAACACTTGGAATTGTTCTTTCTGCTGTTGATCATTTAACTCCAGTTCTTGGAAATGCAACAGATAAACTTGGAGGATTTGATTCAAAAGTATCAGCTGTATCTGCAAATATTACAAAGTTAGGAACTGCATCTTTAGCTATAGGAACTGCAATAACTGCTCCGTTAAAATCTGCATACAATGACTATCAAGAATTAGCAAAAGCTCAAGGTGAGATAGCATCTTTAGGAATAGATGATAGTGGTATTAAGTCTATTACTAAAAGTGCTAGAGAGTTTACAAATGAATATGCTGGTACAACTGCACCTGCTTTTGTACAGGCTTCATATGATATCAAGTCTGGTATTTCTAGTTTAAGTAATACAGCAGTTGGTGAGTTTACAAAAATATCTGCAATGACAGCAGCTGCTACAAAATCATCAACAGGTCAAATGACAGATTTGTTTGCAACAGGTTATGGAATTTATAGAAAACAGTTTGAAGGATTTGGAGCTACTACTATAAAAGGTTGGAATAAATTATCAGAGGAAGAGAAAGATATCAAGTTTGGTGAGTATTTCTCAGCTGGTATTGCAAACTCTGTTCAAGCTTTTAAAACTGATGGTTCTCAAATGTCTGCTGCTCTTTCAAATTTAGGAGCAAGTGCTACTTCTGCTGGAATAAACTTTGCAGAACAGTTATCTATCTTAGGTCAATTACAATCAACAATGAGTGGTAGTGAAGCTGCAACAAAATATAGAGCCTTTTTAGGTTCTGTTAGTGCAGCTGGTGATAAGTTAGATTTGCAGTTTACTGATGCAAATAATCAGCTTTTATCAATGCCAGATATTATCACAAAAATAAAAGATAAGTATGGTGAGTCAATTGATGCAATAGAGAGTGCTGAACTTAAAAAAGCATTTGGAACAGAAGAGGCTGTTGCCCTTGTTAAGTTGCTTTATAATGAAACTGATACTTTAACATCTAATATAAATAGTATGAATCTATCATTACAAGATGGAACAGCTAAAACAAAAGAGATGGCAAAGGCTACAAATAAAGGTAAGGAGTGGGAACTTTTAAACCAACAAATCAATAATGTAACAACTATGATTGGTGGTTTCTTTGCTCCTGCAGCTGGATTTATTTCAACTCAAATTGGTGGAGTTGTTAAGTCTGTTGGATCATGGATAGATGAGAATGAAGAGTTAGCTTCAACAATTGGATTAACAGTAGGTGTAATTGGTGTAGCATTAACTGGATTTGGTACGATTGGAGTAGTAGTTGGAGCTATTGGTATGGCTTTACCTATTGTTAGTTCTGGATTTGGTTTAGTAACAGGTGCTGTAATGTTCTTAGGAACTGCAATGAAAACAGTATCAGCTTTATTTTTAACAAATCCAATTGGTTTAGCAGTAACTGCAATAGCTGGTGCTGCATATTTGATTTATAGTAATTGGGAACCAATAAGTTCATTTTTTACTGAGTTATGGGATGGTGTTTCAAATAAGTTTACAACAACTTGGAATGGTATTGCATCATTTACTCAAGGTGCAGTATCTTTTATTAAATCACCTTTTGAATCATTCTTTACATGGATAGAAAGTAAGTTTAAATGGATTACTAATACTGTTGGAGCTATTACTTCTAATCTATCTGGAATAACATCAACTGTTAGTGATAAGTTTAGCTCTGGAGTAAGTAGTGTTAAATCATTCTTTGGTTTTAAAGATGATAAAAAAGAAGCTCCTGCAGTTGCAACAGTTGCTCCTGTTAGTCAAAGTAATAATACAGTTGTTACAGGTGTTAGCACAAAAGAGAATAAAAAAAGTATTGAGAATATTCAAAAAGATGTATATAACCAAGACTTTTCTACTTCTAATCAAGTAGTAAATACTAATAAAAAAAGTAATGAATCAAAAGTGATTAACAATACTCCAACTTATAACATAACAATTCAAGAGCCTAAATCTGAGATTGATGTTGTTAAAGCTATGGAGTTACATGATAGAAGACAAAGAAATAGACAATTTGAGGATTTAGACTAATGTTAGCAATGATTCATGATTTTGAATTTGAGATGAATAAGAAGCAATTAGATGCTATATCTCATAAGATAGACTTTACTTATTCTAAAACTTCAAGGATAGGAAACAATCCTATTTATCAAGGTATAGGAAAAAGTGAAGAGTCTTTTACAATTTCTGGAACATTGATATTAAATAGAGTTACTGCTCTTGATGATTTAGAAAAGATAGGTAAATTAAAAGAGCCTGTTGTTTTATCATTTGTAAATAAACCAGCAATCTTTGTTCTTATTCAATCTATCCAAATGAATAAAGATACATTTATTAGAACAGGTGAGTTTGTAAAACAGAACTTTAAATGTGAGTTAGTAAGGTGGTATAAATGAGAATAGTTTTAACTCAAGCTCTTAGACTTGATGAAGTTGTTTTTCAACATTATGGAAACCTTGAGAACTTTGATTTGATTTTAGAGAACAATCCTAAATTAGCTAATAAAGATATATTAGAAGCTGGAACTGAGGTTGAACTAGTAGAACTAGAAGAAAAATCAAATATAAATGAAGTAAAAACACTTTGGGATTAAATAGATGATTACACCAGAATTTACACTTATAGCTAATGGAACAGATGTAACAAGTAAGATTAATCTTGATGCATCAAAGATATCATTTGAAGATGAAGCTGGAACTGTAGCTGATGAAATAAGACTCGTTATAGAAGGTTCATTTAAAAAGCCAAAGTATGAAGATGAGCTAAGACTTTATATAGGTACTAAAGAAAAAGGGCAGTTCTTTTGTGGTGTATTTAAAGTGCAAACTTCTACATATAAAAAAGGTGCACAAAACTGTATGGAAATCACAGCAACTGCTGTTGATTTTTCAAAGAGTATAAAAGTTAAAAGAAATAGATCATATGAAAATGTATCTGTTAAAAAGATTGTTGAGTTAATAGCAAAAAGAAGTGAATGTGAAGTATCAAGTGATTTTGATGATATATATGTAATTCATGAAGAGCAAACAAGTGAATCTGATCTGCACTTCTTAAAAAGGTTAGCATCTTCTTATAATGCATTATTCAGTCTAAAAAACAATAAATTAGTATTTAAAAAGAGAATGAAAGATGGAAAGAAAAGTGATGCATTACCAAGATTTCCTCTAGAACTAGATGAGCTTACAAGTGTAAGTATAGAAAATACAAATAAAACACTTTATAACTCATGTAAAGCTATCTGGAGAGATACAAAAGATAATGAGCAAAAAAGTGTAATAGTTGGTAGTGAACAGCCTATGAAAGTAATCAAAGATTCTTTTGAGAGTAAGGCTGATGCAAAGACAAAAGCTCAAGCTGCATTAGATAAAGCAAATGCAGGAACAAAAGTAGGTGATATCTCATGTGCAGGATTTACAATCTATGCAGGAGGTATCTTAGATTTATCTGGTACTTTTGAAGATGATGGAGAGTATGAAATAAAAAGTGTAAACCATACATTAGATAGTAATGGTTGGAATATGCAAATTAAGATAGAGAATTAAATTATCCAAAAAGCCACAGCCACCTTCCCCAAGCTGACTGCATAAGAATTTTAACTAAAAACAAAACTTTTCTTTAAAAAAGTGACGTTTTTTCACAAAGGATAATTATGCAAAGAACAAAACTAAAAGCCCCATTTGGTTGGGTAGGTGGCAAATCAAGACTAGCAGCAGATATCATTGATCTTATTCCTGAAAATCACTCAAAATATATAGAAGTATTTGGAGGTGGTTTATCTGTATTCTACGCAAAAGAAAAATCAAAACTTGAAATTGTAAATGATATCAACGGTCAATTAGTAAATCTACATAGAGCTATTAGAACTAACCCAGAGACATTATCATACTACTTAAATAACTTACTTATCTCAAGAGAGATATTTAACGCTATATATAAAGGATATATGGAACCAAGAAACAATATTGAAGCAGCTGCTTTTTATTTGTATCTTATTACTCAAAGTTTTGGTTCAAAAGGTGAGAGTTTTGCAATGAGTGCAAAGTCTGGAAGAAAACCAAAAGATATCTATAAGAGCTATTCAAAATGGTCTAAAAGATTAAAAGGTGTAACTATTGAGAATATGTCATTTAATAAGTTAATACCTCTATATGATAAAGAAGATGCATTCTTCTATGTAGACCCACCATATGTTGCAACAGAGAGTTATTATAAGAACACAGGTGGATTTGGAATCAAAGAGCATGAAGAGTTAGCTGATCTATTATCAAATGTAAAAGGTAGGTTTCTATTAAGTTATAATGATTGTCAACTAGTAAGAGAACTGTATAGAGACTTTAATATTAGAACTACTAAAGAGATTGATTATACTTTAGGTTCTAATATGCATAAAAGAGATAAGAAGGTTAGGGAGGTGTTTATTACTAATTATTAGACTCCATTAATTGGAGTCTGAAAAAAAGTCCATTGGATGGACGTCAAAATTAGATAAAAAGTGAAATTCATCTTCCTTAACACCTTTTTTTATTTTTATTAATTCTCCCTCAATTTCTTCTAACTGATCATTCACATCATTATTTATACACACTTTATATATTTTGTATATTTTTGAGTATTTTTTTAATACATCAATACTAGCTTGAGGAATTGTTTTGTCATTTAAAATACAAACAATAATATCTGTATGTATAGGTATGAATTTATTTAGTGTTAATATATTATTGTTGTTTAATGGCTTAATAGCTGTTGATATTAAGAGTTCCTCTATATAGTTTAAATCATCTAAATGGTTTAAATCAGTAAAAATATAAGCTTTTTTAATCCATACTTTAATACCTTGTGAGTGAGGAGTTAATTCTTCTTTTTTAAAAAATAGCTCAACAATAGAATCAAAACTTGATGATATTTGAATATTAGAATTAGAAGGTACTAGTCCTCCACTAAGTTGTATATTTTTTAATAAACCATATTGTAAAAGTAAATTAACCTCAAAAGCTAAGTCTTCATTCCCAGCAATTTCTGCTATGTAGTTATCTAAAGTTTTGTTTTGCACGTTACAGTTTTTATGCACATATATTTTAGGAAGTAATTCAACTGCAGAATATGGAATATCTTTAAGTATTTTATATAACCTACCTTTCCCCTCGACAACTTTCCCATTTAAAATATTTCTGTATAGTGTTATATAGTGTGTTGTTTTTTTTACTTCATCTTCATTAACAGCAGCCTTTATAAAACTTAAATAATCTTCCTCATCAACACCTCCACTTAATATTTTCTGTTTTTCATATTCAGTAGCTTCATCATTAAGTAGTCTTTCATTAATTTCATCTATTTTTTTTATGTTTCTCTCATTTACATACTCAGCTAATGCTTGTATTAAGTCTACACCTTTTACTGTAGGGTCTATAATCTTTAGACCTTCAACAACAATTTTGGCAATACTACTCAA